AGTCGATCGAAGGCCTCCTTTGCAGAGGCTGCTGCCTTGGCATCAGACCAAGGAAGTCGAGCAGTTTTGGCGTGATCTTTCTGGAGTGAGTACATGCCATTGATGACTCTCTCGCATACATCTACCCAAGTCTCCTTAGTACCATCTTCCTTAAGTCGGGAATAGGTTCTGAGAAAAGTAATTTCTCCTACGGAATTTCCTGCTGCATCTTGATAACCGAAAGGCGCTTTCTTTGCCCGATATGGTGCAATAAAATCTTCGGTTAGTTTAAAGGAAAACAACGACATGACCCCTACCATTTCTATAAATGTCCAAATACCCCTCAGTGGGTTGCTTAGTATTACGCTTGGAACCCTACCATGTATATGTCAATAGGGTTGAGTACTTTCCTCAACACTGGTGGGCTAAACTTCCCTCCACCTTGATCCACTTCACTCCACTTGCTGTTATCAGATCACTATTCTTCAATAGATTCTGAAATAATTCTTGTCACAGTTTCTTCTTTTAAAGTCTCAGGTAACTCTTTTAGTGCTTGAGCACGATCGCCAAAGATGGCTGAGAGAACTCCACCAGCAGATTGGCGTTGGGCTGTGATCTGTATAAACTCTTTATTTGTTTCCATATCCTTGACCTGACCTACCAATTTGTAGAGACGATCAATTTCTTGGGATAGATTTGGATCGGCGTAGCCACCATTCATTTCTTCTGCAAAACGCATAAAAGCCACTCTTTGACCTTGCATTTCAATGATTGCAGTAAGCAGCGCCTTGAGTTGATCTTTAGTTTTAACTTCTATTGGAAGATTAAATGCACACATGTTGTCAGGTTTAAATGCTGGACAATTAGATGCCACAAAGCATGTGTTGCACTGACGCAAGGAGGACTGCTGATTGTTGATGACAGGAACATCCTTGAGGACGTCGCGGCCTTCTTCGTCAGTCTCGACTATAGTCTTCATCTTGACACCGAATACAGGGAGATTTTGCATCTCTTCAGGGGCTCTTTCAACAACTGTATTGGCTTCAGGTTTCCGCACTTCTACATCACTGTTATCAGATGCACCCCCCATCATTTCCATCAAACCACTCAGTAGTGGGGTATCGCTGTTATCAGATACTTGGGCGTTCTTACCGCCCTCAATGATGTGAAAATCAGGTGTCTTCTTATCCATGGAGTCCTCTAATCGCTTGTATGACCAGACGGCTACCCTAGTGGATTCGAGGGTACTATCTGCTATGAACTCAGAGTAGTCTAGCCCAGCCTTCTCTACAATTGCCTTGTATCGAGGACGTGCTTGGTCTTTCATTTTCTTTGGGTAACGGTTTAACTTGGTGCCATCCCAGACGATTGTTTCGCCTCGTCTCATGGGCGAAAGCCATGACAATGTGCTCGCTGTGCTAAATGATACCTGCCTCAAGTTGTCTGGTTTGGCACATCCGATGGCGTGGAACTTGGTGCCATGAGACCTCTGGAGGGTACGAGTGAGGCTGGCAAGATTCTTAACGGCCTCGATGGTGTCGTTAGGGATGGCAATATTGGAGTAACTTTTAGCCAAGATCTGAAGGTTACTTATACCCTCTGACTCATGCCAGACTACCCATAGTTTAGGGTCGTTACTAAAGAAAGAACGTTGTTGAGCGATCCATTCTTGACCTAGGACTTGGGAATCAAACTCCAGAAACGCTTCTGCTCGATCCGCATTGTTAACAAGAAACTCCTGATAGTCGGCTGCCAGATCAAGTAACTCTTGACGGGACAGGCCAGCCTTGTCTGCTTGTAATGCGCCAGACTCAATGTACACCTTGGCCTCTGGCTCAAAGTGCTCTGAGATCAGCCATGTTTTGGTCTTGGGTAACCCACGCTTGCGAAGACCCCAATAGTTGAGCCCCATCGACTCAACCTTCATACCTTCAAGCAAAGTTCTATTGGAGCCCACTTCGACTCCTGAAAAAATTAGGTTCACTAGTCTTGCCAAAATTCTAAAGATTTAGGAGAGGCTGCATCTTTTGATTTGGCAACGTTAACTCTTGTAATTGCTGCTTCGATCTCACCCCATTGTCGAACTTTTTTAGGGGCATCTGGGCGACGTTCTACGGCTAAATATCCAGGATTCATAAACATAACTGCAGGAATTCCTTGCTCTTCAAACACCCATGCACACATTAAAGGGTCAGAGTCCACATACATCTCGATAGGTGCACGAGAACGGCTCATAACAAACTGGCGTTTCTTTAAGTCTTCTCCCTCTAAATGGAAAGAATAGTCAATCAAATCATCGTAATTGATAATTCCGTGAGAGTTGAGCCAGTGCTGTGCGTCCTCTGTCTTACGGGAGGTCATAATTGCCACTCGGTTGTTTATGTTGAGGGCATAGTAAAGCGCTACTCCTGCTCGGATTGGCTCTCCTGTGTCCGAACTGAGTACTCCATCTAGTGATACGACTATATTCATATGTTCCTTAGTGGTGTCTTGTTAAAGTGTTCCTTATTTAGTCTTAAAAACTACTGGAACTTGGGCATTGGGATCGATATCGTGCATAGTTACTAATCTGTGGGTACCGTCAAAGATTTGCGGTTTAAAAATCTTAGAAATTAATCTGTTTTTCCTTTGTTGAAGAACTATTGGATTTTTAATTCCTTCTTTTTTAATACTCTCGTACAGACCGCTGTCTTTTGACTCTTGCAATTTACTTCTATATGACTGTTTTTGCGTGTACTCACCAACGGCTCGGTCTGGGTTAGTAAAGTTCTTCTTAACTTCAGATGCAGCCATAAATTGAATTTGACTTAGATTGTTCATTGTAGGCTCCTAGTTCTTTGCTGAATGAAACGCTCTATGTGCTTCAACTGCAAGATTTCTATTTGGAAATACTTGGTTTTCTACCTTAATCGGAGTGACCTGTGCTCTTTGTTCGGGGGTCATTGTTCGTAGTTCTTTTACTGATACGGGAAGTTTTGTGAAACTGTAGTTACCTGACCACGTACAGCCCTCTCCTGTGCATTCAGCAATCACTCCAGCGTTTACACGTTCTGTCTTTAATTTGTGCGCCATTATCCAGGAGTCCTATACGTTGCTGCTCTGCGAATTAGGGTCTGAGTATCAGGCAGTTCAACGCCATATGTGCTGTTTGCTTGTTGCGCTTTGTACGCTGCCCAGTACTCAGACATCTTTTTTAGGGTGGGTACGGTTCCGTACTTCTTACCCGCTTGCCATCTGTAGTTATAAAAGTCTGAGTAGCCGTAGCCACTCTGACCAAACGCATATCTGCGTGACTGATGGATATCTTGAAATAGTAGTGATGCTTGCATCAATGTAGACTGCAAACGAGACTCTGCATTACGGCGTGCTGGATCATTCTGTGCATTCTGTAGATCAGTAAGTGCCTGTGAATAACGGCTTACAATGTCTGCAGTCTTTGCTCGATCCCGCTCTGCAAGTACGTCGCCCACCTTACTGTGAGGAACACCCTGCTTTGCAGGAAATACTGTCCACTCGTTATGGGTAAGGCTGTAGGCAGCGTAAGGATTGATACTGCGAATATCTGTAGCGCCAGGATTTACATAAAAGGTAACTTCAAAGCCATTCCACTCCTGTGTATCTGGCTGTAGGTTCTCTCGGAAGTCTTCGTTGAGCATCTTGCTGATCTCTACATCTGACAGGCCGTGATAATCTGGGTGTGCTTTGCGGAATTGTATGTAGTCCACACCAATCAAAACATCAAGGTCTTTAGGGTAACGCTGTGCGGACCACTGGTAAGAGACAGCAGAGCCAGCAATCCAGACGTTAGTCCAGAGGTCTGCATGACGGTATTTATCACCTAAGAAATCAAAGAGCATGTGAAGAATGCCGTTACGAACCCAACCCTTGAGAGTTACATTAGAAAATAACTCTGGGTCTAGGTTCTCTTCTGGAGCCGAGAAATAGGATGTAGAAGTCTCCTGTATATCAACAGGGGCTACATACTTGCCTAGTCCATCGAAACGGTTCATGGACTAATTCTATGGCTATTTAGGCTTGTGGTGTCTCTATGCCACGATCGCTTAGTGCTGATCGTAACTTGGCCTTAATCTCTTCGGACTCATCTTTTGGCTGCAAAAGAGGTGCAAGAGCACGAGCCACACGATCTGCAAGCAACTGACTTTCAATATCAGTTACCAACTCTTTGCTGCATCCAAAGACGTCATAGGTAGTGGCTTGACGGCGTGTGGTCTCATCTGCTGGGTGTAGGTGAGTTGACATAGTTCCGTCAGCATTGATTACTACGGTATAGGCTGCTTCAATCATCTTGTCTTCCATTAACGTAATCCTTCCATAAGTGTTTGCTTGCGTCGTGCTACGCCTATCGCTACTGGACAAAAATCGCATAGGTAAGTCTTTTGTCCTGGGGAATCTTTGTACTTTTCCATACCTTCTGCTTGGCGCTCTTTCTCTGTCTTAGGGATGAGCATCTTGTCGACGTCGTGCCAATCAGAGCAGCCATCTTTAGGTTGGTTATGGCGACGATAACATGTCATTGCATCATCCATAAAAATAGATCGTGAGTCATAGAAGGTGTCATCGATCTCTGCAAGACCCTTGGAACCGCCACCTTTAATCTGGCGAATGATCTCTTGTTTTGATTTGGTATCCGCCCATGAACGAAGAGGCAGAACAAATAACTTGCCCTTATGGGGCTCTCCTGATGGGAATACGTGGTTCTCACATGCAACAGCCAAGAGCATGTCTAACTCTGGATCGCCGTCGTATGGGGGGAGTTCTTCTAGTGATTGACAGACAAGGCAAAATAGCAAACGAAACATAGGTTCATTTGCTTCAAGTTTCTTCTGTCCCAGAATGGGTACATTACTCATAGTGCTCCTTGTAGTAGTCCGAGTATCTTAGCGGAGGTTACATGCTTTTAGTTAATTTTTTCCAAACAACGCTTGGCCAATTACTCGTGATGCATTTGTCTGTTTTGCATGTTTTTCGTAGTCAAAATTTGGGTCAACGTGAATCATCCCGCAAGATGGGCATGGATTGTTCATGTCAACGTTACGCTTAGAATCTTTATTGCGGTCTGGGACGGTGGCAGCCATTAATATTTTCCTTTTTTTATTGATGGGTACTTGTTCTCACTAGGATTCTGTGGTCCACGAGGATTTTTTGGTCCACGAGGAGGCTGACTTCCAGCGGCAGCAGCCTTCTTTACTGGCTTCTGCGCTGGCTTAGTTCTACTACTTTCAAAGAAAGCACGGTTACGCCCAGACTCATTTGGGTCAGACATTGTTGCTGCTGGCATAGCGACCTACTGATACCCTGCTGCTGAACGACTTCTCATGTGGTCTTCGTCTCTCTTCCACGCTGGGGTTGCGCCTTCTCTTTCGTGATGAGCCATTTCTATAATGTTTGCATTAGGAATAAAGTCATGAAATGAACCGCGTTGTGTCACAATTCCTGCAACACCTTTTTGAGTTTCAGGTCTTACATGATCGTAAGTCTGCATGCTGTGCTCGCCGCCCCGTTTAGGATCATTATGCCAAACAAAATGTTGATAGGAGTCTCTGTGTTGAGGCTGGTTCATCCATGAGTTTTGGAATGACTCAGCCTGAGCGTGAGCATCTTTGTAACCACCAACACTGAACCACTTTGTATCTGCTGGGTATGTCGCTTTAGGTTTTGTGGCAGGAGTTGTAGTAGACCCAAATTGCTGAGGATTAAGTGTCATAACTATTTACCTTTCTTAAATTTAATTTAACCATAATTAACGTCCTCCAGGCCCCATCATCATCTTTCCTTGTGGAGTAAACTTTGGAGTAGGCTTTGAAGTAGGCTTTGAAGTAGGGCCCATCATCATCTTTCCACCTAATCCACCACCTGCAGATTTTGTAGGTGTTGGAGTAGGCTTTGAAGTAGGTCCCATCATCATCTTTCCACCTTGAAAAACTTGGCCTGCAGATTTTGTAGGCATTGGAGCAGGCGCAGGCTTACCAAACTGGCCAGAAGACATTAACGACGACATGATTACTTACCTGGGTTTACCTTGTTTGGATATTCAGATGTTACAAATCCATATCCGTAAAATGGATGCAATGTTTGACGGTTGTTTACTGTAGCAGAAGAGTCCATTGTTACTTCTGTATCTGGACGTGCCTTGCGATACTTGCCATCTGTGGCTCCCTCATCAAGGGATGAGTTCATGGAGCGAGAAGTGTTAACGGCCATAATTATTTGCTTCCTTTCTTCGGTACTGCTGGGGGAACCATCTTCTTCGTCATGTCATGAGCATGTGCAGCATCTTTGTAAGCGTCTCCACGGTTCATTTCTTTTCCTTCACCAATTGATGCATAATACTTAGAGTCATTTATCATACTTTGAGCAGACTTTGCAACGTCTCGACGCTCTTCGCGGCCTTCTCCTGCTGTCCAACGATCTTTAGAAGTATCAGGCATTGCCTTGATACCACGAGCACCTGCTGCAGATGCTTTTGCAAGAGCCTCAACCTGTGGGCTCTTAAACTTTACACGACGGTCTCTAAATAACATTAGATCATTCTACCTTTCACTCTTTTTGCATTGCGCTGAGTTACACAGGACAGGCAATGACCTCTATTGCTTAGAAATTCTACGGGATTCATAACGACTCCGCAGGTTGGACATGGGGAAGATCCATTATATTTTGTGGCATTTTCTGCGATCTGGCGAGCCTGTAACTCCATGATCAGCATGCCGTCTCCGTCATCAGCCATTAGACACCTCCCAAAGCGTTACGTGATGCAGCCTGGTAACCAGATACGCCACCAGAGAACCAGGATACACGTGGTTCAGTGTAATTTCTGTCGATAGTAACAATGTCATCGATACCTGGCTGTGAGCGATCTCCATACCCATAACGTGGTGGGAATAATTGAATCTGTGGCAGAGGTGGGCGAACCATCGCCTGAATGTCTGCTCCTGGAATGTTCATAACCATCAAAGCCTGCTGCGTGAGGCGCTCAGCATTGGTTGCCCAAGGACCTTGATAAGAATACTTTTTGGCAACGGAGTCTGGCCTTACAGGAGAACGGAACTCGTTCCAAGGCTTAGTACGATCGTATTGACCGTCAGTGTGCTGTGTCATTAGAAGGGCAACTCCATCTGCCCACTACGGTGTGCATTTCTTTTTTCTTGTTCTTTTAGCGCTGATGCGTGCGCTGCTTCGGCTTCTTTTCGTGCTGGATGAGGGTCATCACCTGTGCGTACACGTGTACTGGCCCATGATGCTTCATTCATCATTCTAGATGGAACTGTAAAATTTAATCCATGTTGTTCTTGAATTCTTTTTGCTGCTTGATGCACTGAGTCCTGAAGAACAGCGTGCTCAATACCTTCTGCAGTAATCTTTGTATCACCTTTTGCAATATCGCCTTTAGCAGACATTGTCAGATCTCCAGAGGCAGCGTAGGGTGCGCCTTCTGGCTGTGTGTAAGCCATGCGACGATGGTGTAGGTCAATAGGTGTTGGGGCAACGTTAGATAGATGACCTTCATTAGAACTACGAAGACCATAAAAGTCAATCATGTGTTGTCCACTACTTACTTTTCCAGTTAAAACATCATGAATATTTGCAGCACGCATATTGTACTCTTGATGTTCTGGGGAACCAGGAGTTGGTGCTTCTGCATGTGACAAAGAGTAACTAGCAAACTTTGGATTCTCGTATGGATCATTGCCTTTACCAGTTTGCAAAGTGGCGTGGGCTGCTGCGATGTTTGTCCGCATTCCGCCCTTAGCAATTCCTGTTAAGTCTACGTCATGTGCTGCATGTGCAACGTCATCTCTAATCTTTGGGTGAGTCATTGAAGCAACAACCTGTGGATGAACCTCTTTAAATGGGACGGTCTTTCCAATGTCTGACTCAGGAATAAGCGGTGTCTTTGATACAGAGTGTACTTTAGCAACCATTTCAGGAGTGTAGGTAACACTGCCACGCTCATGTGCATTTAAAAGAGACGTTAAAGCAATTTTTTCATTTCCTGGACGATTCTTATTGCTTAGTTTAGACGTTGCTTCAAAAGCAGTTCTTGACGTAATGGAACGTCCTTCTACAAGACCCTTGATAGGTGTGGCGTGTTGAGTGTAGAAGTCGACTCCGTGAATTGACTCTCCCTCTCTTGGATGTAGTGCAGAGTGAGTGAAGTGTTCAACATGACTTTGGATAGCGTCTTCATGACTGTAGGGTTTATCAACAGCGCCCTCATTTAAAGCACGTTGTGCACGGTTTGCCTTTGCCACAACGTCTTTGTTGGGATGGTCTGTTCGTACAGCAAACTTTGTTAAGTTCTCACGAGTACTCATGGTATGCCTGCTTACAGCATCAAATGCTTTACCTTGTTCTTCAGAGGTTAAGTCGCTAAGAAGTAATGGACGTTGTCCTGAAAGAAACGCTTGTGAACGTGTTGACGGCTCTACAATTGGTTTTTTTGCCATGTTATGACCACGCTGGCTTTAGGTAAGCCATCATTTGACGACGACGTGCATCAATCTGACCTGGTTGATCTGCTTGTGTATTTGCTTTACCATCATTAACAAGGTGAGGTGCTGGAGTCAAATCTATTTGTGGAGCATTTCGTATGCTTTGATATGTGACAGCGCCATTGATTGGATTAACAATTGCCTGTGCCTTCATCTGGCGCTCAATACCCATCATCGGGTGTACCTGCTCAGGCCAGTAATACATAGATGGCTCGATGCGCTCACCCTTGTGTACGCCACGTTGATAGGCTTTCTGGTTGACGCGAGACTTGATGCTATCTAGCAGACGATCATCACGACGTGAACGGATCGTACCAAGATAGCCATCTGGGTATTCCGCAGATGGAACTCGACCAACACCAATACGGAGTGAGTCTAAGGTATCTCGTGCTACAGGAGTTCCTGCGCCACCCTGGTTATTGTAACCAGCAAGGCCACCGCCTCCTAGAGATTGCCAATTCTGGGAAGGAGAAAAGTTATTACTTCCGCTTGGCATATTACAACTTCCTAAATGCTTCTAAAGCGTCTGCTTTTTGTTGTGGCGTAACTTTACGACGTGCTTTACTAATCTCACGCTGTTCTTTGAGTGAGGCTACAACACGCTCTGCTCTTGGGTTAACAATCTTTTGCTTTGTTTTCTCATCTTCAAAGTGTGTTGGAAGAGTTTTTCCTGCACCTGCGGCATAGACAGCAAGTTGCTTTTGATCAATTCCACGGCGCAATGCTTCTTCAAGAGAAGAACTTGAGGCACGTCCACCAATGCGGTCAGACACATCTAAATAAGTCTTCTTTGTGCTTTCGTCTTGCCAAATTCCTTGATGAACGTTTGCACTTTCTTCTGGAGTTGCAGCACGAGCACGCATGTACCCTGTTGGAACAACTTTTTCAGCAACGCCCTTAATTGAGTGCATGTGCTCTGAAACAGCGGGGACATCGGATAAACCACCGATGACTTCATTACTGCCGCCTGCTTCTACAGGTACGCGGGGATCACGCGATACGTAATACCCTGAACCTCTGCCTGCTTTACCTGTGGCAATTTCACGAGACCCACCAAGCATATGAGCAAATTGAACGTCACTAAGTACTGGGCGATTGTCGGACATTATGCACGTCCAAAACTTGCACCTGAATCAGACTTCGGTATAGGAGAAGAGCCACTCGCACTGTCATCAAAGTTGTATGTGGTTCCTGCAGTCTTACGTGACAATGCCATCGGACGTCCACCACCCAAAGTTTTATTGCGCCACGCAGTAGCGTTGGCAGCAGAACCCGTGGTGTTCTTACCTAAGGCTAAGGGTGTTTCAATTTGTGGCGGACCATCTTCGTCACCAAATTGTGATGATGACAGTGGCATATTAGTAGGTGCTATCTACGCCGCTGTTAAAGTTAGGTGCTTGGCGTCCAGAAATTGAAGGAACAATCTTTGAATTTCCCATTGTTGTTCCTAGTTCTGATTGATGAACTCCTGGAAACTTTGCTCCAACAACATAGCGAGCACCAGAACGTTCTGCCTGTGCAGCAGGTGCTGCAAGAACGTTCTTACGGTTTGCTTTGTTCATAATTGTTGGATCGCCTGCCTGCATGTTCTTCTTCGGCATGAGTGTGCCCTTAAGTGGAGCAGCACTCATGTCTGCAACGTTTGACATCTGGCCAACATAACGACGAGCGCTGTTAGCGTGTTCTGCAGAAGCGATAACTTCTTCTGGTGTCATGTGATTTCTGCTCATGTTTTTACCTGCTGACTCTAGATGGTTTGAGGGTGAACCCATGCGACGACGCATAGCGTGTCCCATATCTGTCCAAGTTGCCATGGTGACTCCTTAATGTTGATACAAGGATACGGCGGAATTAACTGGCTGTAATGGCAAATACAATGGCGCTAATTTCGCCATCACGAGACTCAATAGTGGTAAATCCTGGCTTGCAGACTAGGTCTAAGCCACGAGGAGCCACATAGCCACGGGCAATTGCCATTGCCTTGACCGCTTGATTGACTGCGCCAGCACCTACAGCACGCATTTTAACTTCATGCTTATCGTAAATAGCATGAGCAATTGCTGAGGCCACGCTCTGTGGGTTTGAGGATGCACTGACACGTAAAACTTGGTCTTCAGAAGATATTTCAGGTGTGTTATTCAATTGTTAGTCCTTTGGATCGAGTTGGTGTGCCGCTCCTGGACTAAATGGTAAGGCTAAAGTCGTGCTTGGTCTCTGTATTTAGGATCTTTCATTTGCTCAATTACAGCGGCCTCTATCGAATCAATATGAAATTCGGCAGCCATCCGTGCCAAGCCATAGGCATCTGCTGCGTTATCGTCGTTAAACTCTATGCCCCATCTTTTGTATATCTGTAAAAGCATCTCTTGTTTTTTAGCGTTTCCTTTACCAGAAGCGTATTTTTTCAGAGTCATTGGTGGGACCTTAAGAGGAAACCGACGATCATCATCCTCATCAAAGTAATCAAAGATAGCAAGGCGTACAGTTGCTGAGAGTTCGCCCAATACCAATGCTGCATGGCTGGCGAGAACTGTTCCTTCCATGGCGATATCTTGAAAAATTGCTCCTTGTTCTTCTAGATACTCAAAGTGATCGATTAACCACTGACGAATATCTGCCAATCTTTCAACGCCAAAATATGGGGATTTGTAAACCCATGTGATGTGCTGTGTTGGGTCAGTAGTGTTTACTGCCGACAGAGCAAAACCAGTAAGGGATTGGTCAATCCCAATCCCTACTGGTGCTCCGTAAGGTAACTTTCCATCAATCAGTTTGGTGGGCACGGCGCTCTCTTTCTTCAATTAGCATTTCAATCGTACCAAGATAACCTGCGCCGTCCGTTAAGTTATCTCGTTTGTGTCGATAGGATTCTCTGGCAATCTTTACCCATGTCATGGCCAGACCAACTTGTTCCTCTGTAATTTCGCAATCAAAAATTACTTCCCAACCTCGTTTAATGCGGTTAAAGTTATCCAACGGATGATCGTAGTTGTAGTTACGATCACCGTGGATTAACTCTTCTGCCTCTTCAAGGATAGATTTAGGGAAGTCGGACATATTTACCTGTCTGAAATTCATTCTTAGCGTCAATAGTTGTAGCCATCAATGCTTTTAAGGTTTCGTCAAACGTTGCTTTCCTATTCAATAACCACCAACCAGCAAATGCTGCTGTTGCTCCTGATGTTCCAGTAGTAAACTTTGTGGTGCCGTTTAATTGCATTGCATTCCAACGACCATTTAAAAAGAAATCAGTCTGTCCCTGTGCTCCGTTGCTATAACGAGCAATGTATGGGGATGCATTTGGATCGTATTCAACAGGTTGTGATCCTGGCCATGGATTGTCAGTTGCCCCTACTGAAACTGTGTCTGTCAAACATGCTGGAGAAAACACGTCTTTGCGATTGCTGTTGTTACCAACTGCAGTTATGAGTGGGACATTTTCTGCTTTAAGGGCTGCAATGTTTGCAGCCATTCCTTCTGGAACTTTGCAACCTGCAAATACTGCGCCCTGTGCAAGGCTAACAACTGCAATGTTATGTTTTACTCGGTTAGCAACAACCCAGTTAAGTGCTGACTGTACATCGTCTAGTGAATAGAACCCTGAAGTTCCTTTTGAAGATATGCCAACAATACGAATAGGAATAATTTTTGCTGTTGGATTAAAACGAAGAACTAAAGAAATCATTTGAGTTCCATGGTTAAGTGCTTTATCTGTTGTTACTGGAATATTTGCTGCTCCAGTTCCTTCCATGGATAACTTTCCATTTGGGCATTTAAATGAGGACACTAAACAAACCTCATAAACAATACTGTCCTTAAATAAAGATGTGTTAGTACCAGTATCAATTACAACAATAGTTGGCGGTGTTTCTGCATGTGCTGGAACAACTGATGATACAAGTACTGCAAGTACTAGAATTAACTTTTTCATAATATAAATGAATCCCTCCGACCCATAGTTTGTGATCTCCGACTGATCTCTCTCGAAACCAATGTGATGTCTCGTTCTTGGTTATTTAACATCATTTCTAAGATCTTTCGATAAGCATACTTCTCCTCATACTTATCTCGCAAATCCTGGATGTCTGGATCTATATCGATCTGAGCCTTAATAAGCGAAACTGTGGTGCCCTTAGGGGAGCCTGTGGTCAACCTCACAAGGGATTTACTCTCGGCAAACTCAGCCTTGCGTAGGGCATCACGTTCGGCCAACTGAGCCTGTACCAATTGGCTAGACATATAGTCTGCCCAACCCGTAAGGATGGTGAACATCTCTGCAAGTTGCTCACTGCTTAACTCTGTAATGTCAGGTGGTAAAACGGCTTGGTCATAGGCTGGCTTAGGTAAGTCCAACCCTCCACGCATCATTGGGCTTAGTTCCATGCTTACTCCTCAATTAAATCGCACTGTTTACAACCACTGGAATCAACATTACACTTAGGTAGAACACCAGCGTCAACCGCGTCATTAATCTGCTTTGCTTTGTAGAAAATCCTATCAACGACATCGTAATCCGCCTTTACTGTGAACTCCTTGTAGTCTTGATCCATCTTCAACTCGTATAAAAAAACAATTTCTTTTGGCGCATCGTCACCAAACATGCGGCGTGCCAGTTCCAAGTACATCTGACCTTGCAACAAGTGACCACGGAATGGGCGACGAATGTTTCTCCACGCCTTCTTTAGGTCGTGGTCTGCATCACGGAGTAACTCTGGTGCTTCAAACCGAAGAGTTCCTTCGCCAATTGACTTAATCTCAATTAAAAAGTCATCTCCAAGACCCTTTACCCAACCATCTGTGTGGCCTGCAATACGTAGTGAATCATCCACAAGATGAACTTCGTCATACACAAGGGTTGCACACTTACAGTGTTGACAGATTTCTGGAGATAAGCCCGAAGTAATGCCACTACAACTTTGGCATTTAAAGTCTCCCCACATGTTGCCCATGTCATAGATGCGGTTCTGCCACTTAGCGTGAATGAAGTGTCCTTCATCAAATATGTTTTGCAAACGAAGGTTTGGATTGTCTTGCTTCTTTTTTCCACCCATAAGTAGGTAAACCGAGTATCTGTGGCAAAAGTCAACCCTAATCATCTCAGATGGGTGCAACACGGTGGTACTGCGATCTCCTGGAGCCTTCTTCATAAGGTGACGCTCTATGGGTCCGATAAGGCGTGTCTCTGTCTTTTTCGTATCCAGATACTTCTGAAGATCGTTCTTGACTACCATGTGCTATTCCTTATCTATGCTGAAAATAAAATCTTTGAGTGTGACTTTCTTTTTAAATTTCTTTTTCCACTTTCTAATTAATGCGTTCCTTTCTCGGTGAGAGAGTCCTCCCCAAATGCCGTGAGGCTCATCACGGGAAACCGCATCCCAGAGGCACTCGTGTCGAACTGGGCATGGGTTCTTCCCTGTCTCTCCAAAACAAAATCCCTTTGCTTGCGTTGCCAAAGTTTTGTACTGCTCTTTGTCACGAGGCGGATAAAAGATGAGCGTTGTTTCGTCTTTACCTTTACAACGGGCTTTGTAACGCCAGATGTACTCTGGTTCGTCTTCCATTTAGTTAGCATCCTTTAGTTTCTCCCTCATCTCAAGTAAGTCATCCTCCAAAAGAATAACGTAGTTAACGCCGTCAAGATGAAGGCCAAAAACTGGCAATCGTCCATCAAGTATTGCCTCTGTTGTTATCTTCTTTAATTCGTCTGACTTTATGGTTTTTGTTTTCTTTCCTGTCCATTTGTGTTCGATCAAAAGATCTTCTGATCTAACATCGCCTTTCCTTGACCAAAAGGCCCCAGATGCAGCGTTTGTAGATCCACCAATTTTCTTAGCCAATCTCTTCTCATGCTTCTGGGACTGCTTTTGTCCTTCACTTTTCAAGTTCTACTTTTCCTTCCTCATACCCTTTGATGATACGAGGGACAAGATAGAACAGTGCTTCACGCCAGAAACACGCAGAACAACCACAGAACGGTTCTTTAGACAATGTTTCGTCGATCACGTCAGTGATGCCGTCTGCAAAAACCTCGAAAAGCATGTCGGTGTATTCTTCAACACCTTTCTCTAACTCGTGAGCCCAGGCTTGATCTATTACAGTAAATTCTTCAGGCATCGATTTCTCCAGACATAGGTTTGTCATTTGTGTTTAAAACTAACTGCTGCAGTTGTTCTTTAAGATCGATCTCTGCACGAATACTGTCAATTGCAGAGTCAATGCCCTGCCACTTACGATCACCAAAGTAGTACCAACCACCCTTGCGGTCAATAATGCCTTTAACAACTGCCATTGCTGCAATTTCTTTAGCGAAGTCGTACTCTCCTGGAACACACTCTCCACCTTCTGCAAAGTAAAAATCAAAATAAGCCACACGTTGCGGTGGTGCAGTTTTATTCTTAAGGGTTCGAACCTTAATAGTTTGTCCTACACGAACCTTATTGTTTCCAGAACCTGTCTCAATCCACTCGTCACGACGGATTTCTAAACGTGTAAAAAAGGCGTAGTTTTTACCTTCTCCTCCTGGAGTTGTGCGTGGGTCCCCATGCATTACCCCAATCTTCATTCGGTATTGATTGATGATTAATCCAAGAACTGGGCGCTCATCTTCTACAAGGCTGCGTTTGATAGCAGATCCCACTACACGAAAAAACTTGTTTGTGAGCAATGCGCCACGACCAACAGTCATCTCGTTCATGTCTTTCTCCATCTCAGGAGCGGGAGACAGTGCTGGAAGAGAGTCAATTACAATCGCATCCACTGACTTCGATTCAGCAAACTCAATAACTGCTTGATATGCCTCTTCCATAATGTTTGTTTCAATAACAATTACACGGCTTGTATCAACTCCACACATCTCTGCATAGTCTGGGACCCACTGCTCTGCTGCTACCCAGACGGTAGTGTGCTCTGGGTTTAACGCTTGGTTGGCTGCAATTGTTTTTAATGCCACAGCAGTCTTACCGTGAGATGGTTCGCCTATAAGTTCATTCCACTGATTGCCAGGAAAACCACCGCCCAACACATAATCCAAAGTAGTTGACCCTGAAGTAATGCGAGGTATGAGGTCGCTCCTAATATCAGAGGCCACAACCACTACATTGTTGCCAAATTTTTTGTTAAGTGTTGCAACAATTTTACGGGCTTCATCATTCACTAGTTAATCCTTCCAATAATTCCTTGTGGATTCCAATTACTTGCAATGTCGTTTCCTTGTGCAGCCTTCGTTGTTCCCTCTACCTTTGCACCTGTAAGTGACCCGTAACGACTTCCTGATTGATTAATCGGGTAACCACAGTCATAACACCGCGCTGCTGCGTTCTGTACTGCCATGTAGTTATTTCCACCGCACTCAGGACATAATTGAGTTTGACTTGCACTACCAATACGAAGTGACGGAACCTGTGGTTGCGGTGCTTGGTAAGGAGTCATTGGCTGTTGTGACGGGGGCATCGGTACATCTGCTGGACGTGTTTGCGGTTGTGCGGGCTGTGTACCTAACTGCTTAGCCCACCAGTCTGCGTTACTCATTTTGCTTCTCCCCATTTATTAACAATCTTTACTTCGGCAATCAAAGGAACCGTCATCTCTGGTAGGTGTATACCTTCCATAGACTCACGAATTGCTTCCGCAACCTCTTCTGCCAAATCTTCACGTGCAACTGTAACGAGTTCATCGTGCACAGTCAAAATAACATTTGCATCTGGTTCATCGACAAAACAGGAATGGGCTCGAACCATCGCTAATTTCATCAAATCTGCAGCAGATCCTTGAATTACGGTATTAAATGCCTGACGATCTGCCCGTGCTTTGGTACCTCGATCTCCGCTTTTTAGTTCAGGGATATAGCGGCGGCGTCCAAAAATGGTTTCTACATAAGGTATTGGTGAACGACCTGTAGCCTGACGTATCACCTTGGCCTTGTACTTAGCGATATCTAAAAACTGTTCTTCAAATCGATTGAGGAGATCCTTTGCAGCCGATACTGAACAACCAATACTTTGGGCAATCTTTTCTGGACCAACTCCGTACGCAATTGAAAGCACAAGAACTTTTCCAGCCTTGCGGTCTACGCCCATTGTGTCACCAATAGTGGTGTAGATGTCTCCACCAGTACGGTAGTTCTCTACCATAATTGGATCTCCAGAAAATGCTGCAATAATGCGTGGCTCAATCTGTGAGTAGTCTGCCATGATCAACTTATGCCCTGGAGGTGCAACGAAGAGGTTACGGATCAACTTTCCGTACTGTCCGCTACTAGGGATGTTCTGTAGGTTTGGGTCACTACTGGAGAAACGACCTGTCTCTGCTCCGTGGGCTTTAAAATTTGTGTGAACCTTGCCATCAATCATTAGGCTCTTTTTCTCAACAATCTTTTCCTTACCCATAGTTGTGCGAGTAATTTCTCCACCTAAGTACGGCATCACGTATGTCGTCATCAACTTATTTAAATCTTGATACTCAAGAATTGCATCGACTAACTCGTCTTTACTTCTATAAAACTCTAAAGCGTCAGAAGAAACTGAGAAGTGCTGAATACCTAAAGCCTGAGGATTTGTTGCTGCAACGTCTTGTCCTTTAGCGGTCAGAGCAACGCGAATGCGTACATTCGGCTTAATACCGCGTCCCTCAGGCTTAGGTGAAAACAGAAGTTCTTGCTTCTCTTTAACAGAGTTCATAGAAAATGGTTTACCAGTTAACTTCCATGCCTTGGCTTTTGCCGCATCAATATCAATTTCAAGTTGAGCCTTCAGTAACGTAAGTTCCTCAACATCGATCATTGCACCAGTAAGTTCCATGTCACAGAGGGCAGCAACTACATCCATCTCCAGCGCCCATACTCGCTTAAGACTTCCCTCTAGACGTGGCTCTAATGCTTTGTACAACTTCCACGTAACCTCTGCGTCAAACCCAGAGTAGTGCGCTACATCACTGAACGAGTGCACCTCAACCATGGCACCAATACCTTTTTCAACCTTAATTCCAAGAACCCTCTCAGCACAGGCTGCAAGTCCTAATGCGTTTCTGTTTCTGTTATCAATGATAAACATAGCCATCAACGTATCAAAGAACGGTTTCTTAGGTACAACACCTCGGTAGTATTTTGCAATTGATTTTAAATCAAATTTTACGTTGTGACCAATCTTTAACTTGTCACTAAAAAACAATGGCTTTAATGCTTGAAATACTTCTCCAGGAAGCAGTTGCTCTGGAGGAGAATCAAATACTGGAGTCCACTTGGCTTGGTTCTTTGAGTAATCAGCATCAGTAAGAGTTTTTCCTGCAGCAGCCTTACGCTGTCCACTAAGTAACATCTCTTTGTCCCACTTAAGAAACTCACCATTTGGATGACCCATAGGAATTACGTCTGTTCGTCCCTCTGTGGCTAAAGAAATCCACATAACATCGTTTACAACTGGTTGAATTCTATTTTCGCCAACTGTCTCAACGTCAAAAGCAAACGCATCTACCTTGGAGTAAAACTCAACAAGGTCTTTCAATTGTTCTTTTGTTGTAATGACATTCATACATCCCCCGATTGTTAGATGAAAGGGAGCCTGCGAATAGGTGCAGGCTCCCTTCCGTTGGAAACTGTGCTTACGCTACAGAGCGAGCAACCTCAAGCATTTCGGAGCGAGGGGTCTCTCGAATAACTTCTGCTGTGAACGGAACAGCGGCTGCTACCAACTCTTGAACAGCGTCGCTGCTCAATTTCCATTCCTCTGCTAGGTCACGGCCTCGAACGAAGTTGAGGGTGTACTGCGTTGTTGGGCCAGTACCTAGTCGAGAAATTTCCCAGAACTCTTTTGAAAGAGGTCCTTTGCGCTCATCGTCGTGAGCCTTTTTAATCTGACGAGCAAGTGAAGGAGGTGCTGTAAGAATCTGCACTCCCTGTACGTCTCCACTCAAAACAAGAACATTGAATGAAAACTTTCCACGAGGCTTGTCACCTAAGACATCGCAAAGTGGGCAGGCATCACCGATACAGACAAAAGACTTCTTACCCTTTGGGCGTTCGATCCAGTGCTGTTCGTATGAAGCAAATGGTTGATCTTCAAGGAACTTTACAAGTTGTGGTTCATCAGAAAACTTAAAGTCTGTTGGGAACTCAGACGTGTTCTCTTGAACGAGTGAGTCGAATGCATCCCAGCCTTGCTGGACTGTTGTTCCGACCTTTGGCATTGCATCTTCGCTGTCTTCAGCGAGATAGTTGTCAGCATCAACTGACGGTTTTGTGATTGGCATGTGTTTCCTTTTGGTAATGAGGCCTATTGGCTCTCGGTGGCAGTAATGACTTTCCAGGTTCTTACTAAAGTCTCTGTAAGGTCATCGTGTTGGCTCCACTCTACACGAGCGGCGCCTAATAATCCTCTACGATCAAATTCATTAATCGCAGATTCTATGAGCGCTCTGGTGTACACGCGATTACCACCAGTCTTCTGACCTTTTAAAGTCTTAGAACGAAGACGGTATGGTGCACGGGGTATGTAACCTTTGCGTTCCCATAAACGGATAGTGACAATGGTTTTTTCCAACGCTAGTGCCAAAGCACCAATTGTAAAAACCTCTGTCTCTGTTCCATTTAACGTTTTCATGATTGGGTTTGAATCCCAACCATTACTCTCACCGCTTTTACGGCGAGAAACTTTAGGGTCTGGTTCACGACGCTTACGCTTTGACCCAGGAACATATTC